TGGCGGTGGTAGATTAGGGGTGTGGAAAGTGCCTTATGCAAATATAACAGACGTGACAGGTACATATTGGACAAAAGTAAGCAATATGGTATCAAAGGCAGGTACTCATGCAGATTTGGGAGACGGAATAATTGTCTCTAATAATTCTGGACTTGCCTCATTACTTCTTTCATATGACCACGGAGAGACATGGGAAACAATAGCACTTACAGGAGCTCCGGCAATGACAGGTGGGTGGTTCTTTGCTCCATCTATGGCAGATGAAAATTATTTCCACAGATTGGAAATATATGAAGATGCCGAGGTGGGAGTAGAGTATGATTCAACAAAAGGAATAACTCTATTAGTTCAAATAATACCTTCTTTGGGGAGTGAATAAAAATAATCAGTTATGACAGACAGCAACGACTACCGGCTATATAATACCCAAAAGATATGGAAAGAAAGTCTCCAATAAAAAGAGTGCCGAAAGAGAAAATAGCAATATTGCATCATTGTTCGGAAGTTGATAGGATAAGTAGGATTGAACTTATACTTGTCGGAAACGGTCATCCTGAAGATGGTTATGTCTATAAAGTTATAGAGATGGGTAAACAGGTAGAAGATATTAATAAAAAGCTCACAGGTATTTGCGGAATTGTTACGGAGTTACATGAAGAATCAATAGGTAAAAAAGCTGGCAGGAAAACAGCAGAAGAAATTAAAAAAGAGAAACGGGAAAATATATATATGTGGATAAAAACAATTACACTCGTAGTTGTTACATTGGCTTTTATATCAGCATCCTTTTTGGGGTTTAAGAATTGGCAGTTATCAAAAGCAAGTTATAGTAATACGTTTATGACAAACAAGAGACTTGACCAAATGGACAATTCAGGTTTAACAAGAGCTATCCATGAGTACAAAGTAGAAAATAATATTTTAAAATTTGATACGGTTAATAGGAATTTTGATGAAGTTGATGGTATTGATCCATATGAGATAATGTTTAAAGATAAATTAAAATGAAGTTGATATGAAAAGAACGAGACATAATATAAAAGGAAATAATTTAGCAACAAATGCTCAATTTCATACTTTTTCAAGTGAGTTAGTTGGTAGATTGTTATTTGCTGCTAAGTTAGGAGGGGAACAGTATGGGGGTGATCGTGATTTATATCAGGCTCTTGGTTATCCACAAAACCTTAATTTTGATGATTTTTTGATAAGGTATAAACGTCAAGATATGGCTAAAGCCATTATTGATAGACCTGTAAAGGCTACATGGCAAGGAACATTGGAACTTGTAGAATCGGAAAATCCAAAAGAAACTACTTTTGAAAAATCTTGGAGAAAATTAGATCGTAAATTTGGATTAAAAACAAAATTATCTAGGGTAGATCGTTTAACAGGTATAGGAAGGTATGGTATAATACTTTTAGGATTAGATGATATAAAGAAAAGGGATGATTTTGTAAATCCAGTGAAACCTGGGATTAGAAAATTAAAATACATAAAAGCTTTTAGTGAAAAGAGTGCTTTAATAGATACATATGAAGTTAATCCACGGAATAATAGATATGGTATGCCTCTTATATATGCTGTTGAAGTAGCGGATGCAGATACTGGGTCTTCTACTCAGGTAAGGGTTCATTATTCTAGAGTTATTCATATTATAGGAGATACTTTGGAATCTGAGATATTTGGAATACCAGTGATGGAAGCTGTATTTAATAGGTTAATGGATATTGAGAAATTGGTAGGAGGGGATGCGGAAATGTTTTGGAGAGGGGCAAGACCTGGTTATCAAAATAAACTTGATCCTGAATATAAATTAACAGCGGAGCAGGAAGCCACTTTACAGGATCAAATAGATGAATTTGAACATAATTTAAGAAGGATCATAAATTTGGAAGGGATGGATTTAAAATCTCTTGACCAACAAATATCTGATCCTAAAAATCATTTAGATGTTCAGCTTACTTGTGTTTCGGCTGTAACAGGTATTCCAAAACGTATTTTATCTGGTAGTGAAAGAGGAGAATTATCTAGTGGTCAGGATTCTCAGGAATGGAAAACGTATGTACAAAGTCGAAGGGAAGATCATGCTGAACCTCATATTTTACGGTTACTTGTAGATAAGTTTATTGAATTGGGGATACTTCCTAAGCCAGCTGATGAATATACGGTAAAATGGTTAGATTTGTTTTCAATTAGTGAAAAGGATAGAGTGGACATTGGGCAAAAAAGAGCAGAAGCTTTAAGGTCATACACTACCAATCCATTAGCGACATCAATGGTTCCACCAGAAGCATTTTATGAATATTTCCTTGGATTAGATGTTATGCAAATTCAATTGATTAGTGAAATGGTAAAAGCAGGTATTTCAAATGAACAACAGGATTTAATGAAAGTTATTAAGGAAATAAATGAACCTACACCAAAACCTATACCTGAAGGTAAACCTATACCAGTAAAGAAACAAACACCAATAAGAACAAAATAATGAGTAATGTTATTTCGGAAGTACTTGTAAGAAATTATGACCCAACTCATACCACTGCGTTGAGAAATGCTTTTGCACAGGATATGAAGAAACGGTTTAATGAATTAGCGGTAATTGTTAAAAAAGTTGTTTTAATGGAGGATTGCTTCAATTTACGAACAGATAATATACAAGCACACCAAATGACTACACCTGGCGCAGAAGCCTTTAATTTTGAGCGTAGTGCTGCTAAATTGGAAGCTTTTATGAAATGGTTAGAAGAACAGGTAAATAAAGGTATTCTTGACGTAAGGACGTTTGAACAAATTGGTAGTGGTGTTTATAGTGCTTGGACTAATTTATATATATTTGATTCTTATAAAAGAGGGATTATCAGAGCTAGATATGAATTAAAAAAAGAAGGACTTAAAATTCCATCGGTTGAAGATTCTGGAGGTATTGATGTTGTAATAGGATTACCTTTTCATGTAGATAGGGTTGGTTTATTGTTTACAAGGGTTTTTAATGATTTAAAAGGAATTACCACTACTATGGATACCACTATAAGTAGAATTTTAGCTCAAGGATTAGCGGATGGCGATGGTCCAGCTTTTCTTGCTAAAAAATTAGTAGCTGCTATTAATGGTACAGGTATGGGGGATTTAGCAGTAAAAGATGCTTTAGGAAGGACTATTTCAGCTATGGATAGAGCTATGTTATTAGCACGAACAGAAATAATAAGAGCACATCATTTAGCTACTATTCAGGAATATCGTAATTGGGGGTTAGAGGGAGTGATTGTAAAAGCGGAATGGAATACGGCTGGTGATGATAGAGTTTGTGAGAAATGTATGTCATTGGAAGGGAAAATTTTTACATTAGATGAAATTGAATCAATGATACCTTTACACCCAAATTGTCGTTGTATGGCTTTACCTTGGATAGAAGAAGTTGAAAAAATAATGAAAGGAGTTTGGAAATAATGGGATCAGAAATAACATATTCTTCATTTCCGATATTTATACCTACATCAAAAGATATAGCTGTAGGAGCAGTAAATACAGATAATCATGTTATTTGTCGTAGATGTATTAAACGACTTGGTTTAAAATGGGATGATATGAAATATATTACAAGTAGTAGAGCAAAGTTGTTTATTAATAATTGTTATATTTGTGGTTGGAGATTAACTAAAAGGAGAGCAAAAAGTATTTGGTATTAAATAAAATAAGGAGGATAAATGATGATAGATACAAAAAGAGAATATTCAGTAGCAACCTTTACCACTGTAGAGGGTTACACGGTGAAGGAGAAAACTCATTTAGGAAAGAAACATTTAATAGTTCCTTTAATAATGATGGTAGAAGGTGTTCATAATGGAAGTCATGGACCATTACTTCATCTTATTACGGAACTTGGTAAATTTCCAGGTGTTTGGAATGGTATTCCAATAGTTATAGATCATCCTGAGCAAGATGGAGTAAATGTATCGGCTAATTCTCCAGATATTATAGAAGACAGAAAAATAGGAACAGTATATAATACTAAGGTTAAAGGAAAGAAACTTAAAGCGGAAGGGTGGTTAGATGAGGATAGATTAAGGCAAGTTTCTTCAGATGTATTAGCAGCTGTTAAATCATCTGAGACAGTTGAAGTAAGTGTAGGAATTTATTCGGATGAAGAAGAAGAAGAAGGAGAATTTGAAGGAGAACAATATAGTGCAATAGCCAGAAATCTTAGACCAGATCATCTAGCACTTCTGCCCGGTGGTGTTGGTGCCTGTTCTATAGAAGATGGTTGTGGCATTCGTGCTAATAATAATTATAAAAAGAAAGGAGATGAAAATGAAATGATTAGAACAGACAAGTTACTTAAAACGGTACAATCCCTCAAGGAACAAGGATATGCTTTAGTAGATATCATTGATCATACTACTGCGGGATTGATGGAACGACTTGAGGCTGTCCGCAGAAAAGTGGATAGTTTAGATTCTAATGATACTTATCATTTTGTACATGAAGTATATGATGAGTATATTGTTTATGAATCTAGGCTGAGAGTTGGTGAATCTAAAATTTATAGACAAGATTATTCGTACAACGGCGGGGTTGTTGATCTTACGGGTGATCCTGTGGAAGTCCACAAGAAAGTGGAATATGTAGTGGTTAATAATAGTATTAATAAGTTTGTAAGAACACGAACAATTAAAAAGGAGGACAATCAAATGAGTAAAAACAATGAATGCCCTAAGTGCCTTGAAAAAATAAATGCTTTGATAGCTAATGAGCAATCAAAGTTTGTTGAGGCTGATAGGGAATTGCTTTTGACTTTTGACGAAGCAACTCTTGATAAACTCTCACCTACGGTGATAGAGAAAGACAAGATTGTTGAGAAGACTGTCGATGTAAATAAATTAGCCCCAGAAGATCAGGCTGCTCTTGCTTTCGGCAAGAAACAACTGAAGCTTAGAAGGGATTCGATGACTAAAAGTATTCAGGACAATACTTCAAAAGAGATATGGCCGGATACTACTCTTAACTCTATGGATGAAGATACACTTGAAAGAGTTTATAAATCAACCAAAAAAGAGGATGAAATTGAAGATTATTCTTTACAAGGAGTTGGTTT